ACATATTGGCAATATTGCCTAAAGTATCTTTATACGCATTGTAAATATCAACAGTGCCAGTCGCAGCCGATCTAGTAAACCCTTCGGTAATCTGATCCATTAAGCCCGCCATAGTTTTTGGCGTTTCAAGACTTGCACGTTCAAAACCCTTCATCCTCTTCATAAGGAACTCAAAAAGCCCCTCACTGCTAGCTTTAGCGGCGGCAATATCAGCATCGGTCAATCCCAAAGCTACAGCTAACGTACTTGATTGCGGGCGGATACCACCCTGCACCAAATCCCGAAGTTCCTGCACAATCTGGTTTCGTGGCAAACCTAAAGATTTAACCGCATTAACACCGACCGTTGTAAACTCCTTCAGCTGTTCGATATTCATGCCACCGGCAAGGCCAGGTCCCAACAAAGCTCTAAACGCTTCAACTAGATCTTCACTTGTTGCTGCAGTTCGCAACGCCGCATCATTCAAATCGCTAAGAATACCCTGAGAGATGCTCATTGCCTGGTTCCATTCCAACTGCTTGCCGTTAAGTTCAGTCATCGACTGTAATATACCGGCAATACCCAAGCTGTTGGTTTCCATTCCTTTAGCAAATTCAAAAGGACGCTTAATGAGTTCTGCACTCATATCAGCCAAGCCGTACAAACTGGTTAAGGCAGTTACCAAACCAGCCGTCTGTCTAGCTGCAGACGCAAATGTCGGCCCCAAAGCACGGCTCGAACTATCAATTCCATCAATAGATCTTTTTGCTCTGCTGAGTCCGGGGCTCATAGCATCCACTAATGATATTTTTACTTTTGTTTCAGCTACTGACATCTTATTTGTCCCCTTTCTCCAGCGCAGCTTCGATCTGTATCTTCTCGATCACCTGTAATTTTTCCAATAATAGCCGTGACATATCAATCCCGGATACTCTTAATAAATAATCAGCTTCCAGCCAGTCAATCCCTATGGGATATGCACCAGCCATGGTGGTCACATATTTCCAACAACGTTGTATGACCTTCCATGCTATTAAAACTTGCCAATTTCCCGGTAATATATCTGGTTGTGCATACACACAACCATTACAAGGTACTTTTACTTGCTTGGTTTCGTAGATTCTTCGGCAATCTTGGCAATATTCTCCACGCTCCCGTTGCCAAGCGAAGAGATCCTCAAGTTTTTTATTTCACTTTTTCTGACCTCAGTTGTCATGGCTACGGTACTGGCCATGATTGCAATCACTTCTCCATAAGAAAAGTCGTTAATATCTGCAGCAGGATAAATATTTTTAAAAATCCATTCCGCCGCAATCCGGTCTTTCTTCAACTCTGTTTCTTCTGTTTTATTAATTTCAGAAAGCACTTCATCCGTATATCTACAGTGTTCGTTCCATTTCATTCCGCGAACTTCTAAAAGTATTTTTTTATCTTCAGCCATTTTTCAACATCTCCTTATTCATAACTTGCTACTTTGTTTTGTATGGTAACCACGATAGCAGCATTCTCATCGCTATCCTGATAATATGCACTGTATTGCAGTTCCTGTTTGATGCCGGAAGGACCATCTACAGACGGCGAATTTCTGCTAAATTTAATCTCAGGCAGCAGCAAGGACATCTTCAAGTCGCCCGTTGCAAAGGTCAGCTCTGCGCTGGTCTCCGTACTGTTTTCCGCCAGCTCAAGGTACGTGTTATCGTTAAAAAACGCCGTCATACTGCCCGATATATTAATGAGCCCCTCATTGACGTTCGTGCGGTACCCTTTGCCTCCGATAGCATAAGTATCGCCGTCCAGACCAAAGTCGATATCCATTGTGAACGCCGTTACTGTCGCAGTCTTATTCCCGCCGAGAAGCAGGTCGGCCATAAAGTTATTAAGCCTATTCATGACCGGTTCGCTTGGATTAGCACTGATCGTTGCCGTGCTGATTTTTTCATCACAGCCCATGATCGAGATGGTTGCAGTCAGCTCACCGTCGCCGCCGGCCGAGATAGACATCTTCGACACCTTGCAGCCGTTATATTTTGCGTAGGAATTGATTTTAGGAAACCCCTTTTCCAGCACTAACGACGGCTGATCGTCGGCCGGCTTAAACACATGTTTAAAGAAACCTTCCTTGCCCTCAACTGCCGTCGTAGTAGGCGTCCCCATAGAAGCCTTCCACCAGTACCCGCACGCAGTAGCATCCATCGGTACAACCAAGTCGCCGCCTACGTCGATATTACCCATTATCGGTTCAACTGGATCACGACGACCTCGAATAGTCGCAGGATCTGTTTTATTCTGACTTGCCGCTATACCACAAGTGTTAAACGGCATTTGTACTGCCTTAGTTGCAAGATCTGCCGGATCCTTGCCAAAATCAGTTTCAAAGCCCATTTTCAGAGTTGTATACGCACCAATAGCTTGACGCGCGTGCAGCTGTAAATTCATTTTCAACAATGTCATAACCCCCTTTAAAAATCTTCTTCGTAAGACGTGCTGAGCGTCTGCTCCATCGTCCACTCACATTCGATATCAGTAACCCAGTGAGTACCTGCAGAATCCAACGCTCCCAACTGAATCACTTTAATACTCGCTACTGGCCGCATACCGTCTTTATAAGCGTCCAGTTCCTTCTGTATAAGAATGGCAAAGTCCGCCACCTCTTTGCTCCCAGCAAAGACCTTTACCCCAGCCTCTGTTTCAAACGGCTCCTGGTCATCGACAGAGATCCCAACACTGAGATTGCAGTGATAACTACACTCCAATTTTCCAATACCTTCTTCTTTCCAAAGCGCATAAAAGAAAATATATGGCGCATCTGCCTTTGTTGGCGAAAACTCTTCTGTCGCGTCACCAACAGCGATCAGCGGTTTTTTTTGATAACGTTCTTGGCAAAATGCCTGTAACTTCTCTGATTTACCTAAATGATTCGCCAGAACAACTGCGAGATCAGTTAAATTTTTTTGTAGCTTGCCCATCTATTAACCCCCAAAAACTTGATACTTGCGGCCCTTACCAGATGTTTTTCTAAAACTACCGCCGTTATCTAAAAATTCCTGAGCCTTAGCTGTCACATATGCTGGCAACTTCGGTTCCAGCTTATTCATGATCGGTTCAAAAAACGGTCTCGCTGGTACCTTTAAGTGAGTAGTATCACCGCGTAACGGATGCCCAGCTTTACCCCACCGCTTTCTAACCCAAGCCGTTACCGGGTAAGTAGCACCCTCTTCCTGAATACGCCCATACTTAGCAGATGCCGCTGACGTCCAGCCGACCTTCACAAGCCCGCCTGATACATACTGATATCCGATTGCATTTATTAACCGCCCATACCATCTTTGCGGTGCTCCTGGGCGAAGATCATTACGAACTCGCCAGGGAATACGTTTTGGCCAACTGGATTTAAAGTCCCCGCCACCTTTGCGCAGTTCGCTTTTGATCTCACGCTGTACAAAATAACCCATACTTTTACTACAACCACGTACAAAATCAGGAGAATTTCGGATAAGCGACTGTAAATACTTAGATATACCGTTCTGGACGCTTATCTCAATCATCATCGCAAACCACTCCTTTCGGCTTTTGATGCCGATAGTGTAGTATTTCCAGCAAGACTGTCCTTCAGATACACAGCATTTACATTCCAACGTTGCCCGTTGTATATAATTGAGTCGCCTGGTTTAGGATTCGGGACATCGGCATCGCAAACAGTGAAATTGGCTTTATCGCTAACCTTAACGGCGCGATCCAACTCTTTAAAATACACTTCACTTCTATTGAATTCTTCGCCAATTTCCACAATAGCCGGAATCTCGGTATCGTTATAAACGATTTTTTCTGCCAAAGGGCCCATAAAAAATGCCCTTTGCATAATCGCTTTAATCGCATTGTTCGCCATAAAAACCCCCTTTTTCGCCCGTTTTAGGGTGTAAAAAAATAGGGGTAGGCAAAATCCACCCCTATTCAGTTTTTAAGTTTCTGCTATTCAGTACCTTCAGATGCTGCAGCTGCAGCTGCTACGTCAGCACCAGCGTTAATTTTCACATCAACAGTTGCGCCAGCTGTGGCCGGAGCTGCAGACCAAGCAATACCCAGATAAGTATTACTACCTTGTGTAGCAGTAACCGTTCCGTCATCTTTCAGATAGACGCGCGCGCCCTGGTCAATAGCAGCGGCGTCAGTCTCGAACGAAAATACACCTCCTACCGTCAGCGCAATCAGCTGTCCAGTAATGCCAGCAGCTTCGGCTACGCCACAAATACTTCCGACCACAATAACGTCGCCCTCTGCCACGTCTGCCGTACATTTATAATCCAGCTTATTGCCCTTACGGCGGAAAAAAGCTTTTTCTTTTGCCATGATTTAATCCCCCTTATTTCCCTGTATTTTTTACAAAACCGCGGTAATCCAAAGCAGCGATACCGAAATCAAGGTACATCCGGAAAGAACGCGCCAAGGTATCAAACGAATCCTTAGATTCAAGAATCGGAGTTTTATTGCCATTCAGATAACTGATTTCAATACCTTCTACCTGATTTTTCGCAGCAGCAATATACCAAGCATTTGCATTGATATCATCCAAGGCAGTATCTACAACGATATCCAAGGAATTGCGGAATACGTTAGCCACGCCGGAATGAGCACCGGCAGGATCAGCCAAAGATCTTAACAGCTGTTCCGCTGTCGTTTCGTAAGTGGACGGAATGATCAGATATTTAGCGTTCAGATTCAGGCTATATTTCTTGCTGAAATCTTTTTGCTTTCTGAGCAACTGTCGTGCTGCGGATAAAGTTTCCGTACTTGGCACACCTGCTTTAGCAGCCAAATTACCATTGGCAGAACTGTAAGTAATGCCTGCGAGAGCAGTGTACGCCAAACGGTTGATCTTGCGTTTAAAAGCTGCAGCAAACCGATACGGGAATTTTGCCAAAATATCCAGGTCGTCATTGATAAACAACTGGCGGGTGTAGTTCCAGGCGATACCGTCGGTACCCAGCTGGACGGCAGTCTTTTCCTTATCAAGTTTCGCATGAGTGAATTCCCCATTTTCCGGAATCAGTTCCGGCTCCTGAGCCCCACCCAGTTTATAACGATAAGCAGTTTTAAAATCACTCAAGGTACCTTCAACAGTCCATGCTTCAAAAGTAGTATCCACTTCTGCGTAACCCTGACTCATGGAAAGCTTTACAGTAGCATTCAGCAGATCAGAATATGTACTGCTGGACATCGCCCGGACGAAAAGCTCGTCAGCGTTAAGCTGCAAAACGTCTTTTTCTCCAGCGCGCATCAGGATATCGCGGGCAATATCGCGCTGGCTCATGCCCCGCATTTTCTCGGCACCATCTGCCGGTTTAGCAATAGCAATCCCGGCACGCAAAGCCAATCCATCACGATATGCTGCACGCAGCTTATCTTCTTCGGCAGCCCCCATCTCAGGCTTAACAGATACTCTGGCAGCATTACGCGTACTAAGCACTTCAAGCAGCTCACGGTTAACTGTCTCAACGTTCGTCCCATCATTGATCCATTTGCTGCGCTGCTCGCTTTCGATATCGAACTTATCACACAATGTGTTGATATCTGTACAGCGTTGGCGTTCCTTTCTTTGAGCAGCCGCACGGATCTCATCTTCATTCACAGGCGATGCTGCAGATGCAACTCCGGTCGGATTTGCATCTCTTTTTTCTTCAGTTGGTTTACCTTTTTCATCAGTAGACATTTTTTCTCCCCCTTTTAATTCTCCGGAGCTGCGCTCCGGCACATTATTTTCAAAATCGTCTGGAAACGGCAGTGACCGTCCCACACCAACGGAAGCGTCAGCTGGTACCGTCACTATACTGGCTTCAAATACTTCCCAGCGTGTTGCAATCCAAGCCGGACCTTCGATTCCGTCCTCAGACTTATGTCCTTTTTCGATAAGAGTCCATTCATTTACGCGATACCCCACGGACACTCCGCGAATAAAGCCGTCCTTGACGAGCCCCATGATTTTTTCTGCTTCTTCAGTCTGAGCAAATTGGATCTCAGCGTAAGCTCGGCCGCTTTCTGTCCAAATACGGGTAGGTTTACCGACAACTGCGTCCCGCTTATGATTAAACAGGATCGGCATCACCCCGGCCGCAAAACGTTCAGTATTCATGGCCTCGTCATTGCAGCGCAAGATTTCTTTATCCCCCCACCAGTCAAGGCAAGGCGTTTCGCTGGCGAACGACATCTCCACAGTACGATTTTCTTCGTTAAACTGTCCCAGTGCCGCACTACGCCAACGAGGAATATTCATACGCTCATCACGCGACATATTACGGTAATGTTCGTCATTTAGTTTACTTGGCATTATTCTCTCCTTCCTGCTGTATGCCAGCCGCTAATTTTTTTACTGCTTCATTAGCAGCCTGGTCAAGTTCCTCTTCCCAATCTTTACCCTTTTTGGCAAAAATTTCCTTGAGGTTCGTTTGACCGGTTTCCAACATGAGTTTGTTTGCCAGGGCTTCTTTGTATGGATCAATCCACGGCAGTCCCTGGCCGATAAATTCATGCTTTAAATATTTGGATGTATTTTGGTAAAAGTCCCGCGGTACTTTATCCGCCGGAATCCTGCCGGATAAAATCGCAGACAGCACAACATCCTCAAACACGAAGTCCAGGAAGTGTTCTATCAGGAACTGCTGTTCCTGCTCAAAGACCTTCCAATCTTCCAGTAGATTCTGCCGGGCGCTGGAATAGTTGACCTGGCTAACATCACGGCTGACCATTTCATAAGACAGGCCATGTCCCGCAGAAATTTGTCGCAGCATAGCCAGATTATAGTCTGCGAGTTCGCTGCTCTGCCCGCTAGGAACTAGTGTTTTAACATCCTCGCCTGGCTTTAATTTATTGACCGAGCCGGGAACGATACGCTTACTTCCGGCAGCTTTGCCGCTATCACTGCTGCCTGTCGCTACAAGAGAGTTTCCCACAGTCGGCGCAGCATCTTTAGCGGTGGTAATCCATACAGCTATTGCCGCATTTA